ATCAGTACAGGATGCAGTAAAAGATATTTATGTATGTGCAGGTGCTACTTATTTTATGAGATCGGTTGGTACATTTAGTAATACTATTGAATATATTCGAAAATTAAAAAATTAATAATTAAATATTAAAAATATACTGTTATAATATGAAAATATTATATATAATATTTATAATATTATTTTGTATAATTGTATATAAAAATAAAAAATTGTATGAAAAATATGTAGATGAAAACTATATTACAGTAGTAGCAAATTGTGGTTTGTGTAATAAATTACGTGTAATATTAAGTTACTTATATCAAGCTAATCAAGAAGGTAAAAAATTAAAAATTATATGGATAGTCGATAATGAATGCCCAGATAAATATAATAATTTATTTGAAAATATTGAAAATATTGAAATTGTATATAATAAAATGCCTAATATGGATTATGATAATATTACATGTGCAGGATTAAAAAATGATTATATTAAGAAAAAATATTATAAATTATTAAAACCATTACCTGAGATTCAATCTGATATTGATGAAACAAAAAAAATATTAGGTGAAAAATATATTGCATGTCATATTCGTAGAACGGATGCACTTATTCATAATATGTATAAAAATAAAATAAAAGATGATAAAGAATATATAAAGTTTATAAATTCACATCCATTTGATTTAAAAATATATATTGCAACAGATTGTAGAGATACACAACAAACATTTATAGATTTATATCCTGAGAGACTTGTCTATAAAAAAATAGAAGATAATAATAATTTTAGACAAACATCAGTACAGGATGCAGTAAAAGATATTTATGTATGTGCAGGTGCTACTTATTTTATGAGATCATTTGGATCATTTAGTACTACAATTGAACATATTCGAAAATTAAAAAATTAATATATCTAAATTATATAATGAACAAATATAATTTAAATGATCCTACATTATTTTTATTTTATGATAAAAATATACCTAAAAATATAAATAGTATACATAGTAATTATTCAAATACAAATTTAATTACTTTACACAAAGACAAAATTCATTCTATAGTAGAATTAAATTCTTATCCTAGTTTATATTTATACAATCCATCTTCAAAAATATTTACAGAAATTGATATTAATGAACCTATAACTGGTGGTAAACCAGAATATGTACCGGAATATTTTCCAGATCATAATGATAAAATATTAATTGATGAAGTTGGAAAATATTCAATTAGTAAACCAGGTAAGGCAAAATTAATTGCAAATTTAATTTATCAAAATATACATACAAATAATATAACAGTTACCGAAGGAATGGCATGTATTGGTGGTGATACATTAGCAATTTCTAGAAAATTTAATAAAGTGAATGCTGTAGAATTAGATAAAACACGATTTGAATATTTACAACATAATATGAAATTATTTAATAGAACTAATATAGAATATTACAATGACAGTTATTTAGATATATTCAAAAAATTAAAACAAGATGTTATTTATTTGGATCCACCATGGGGTGGACCAGATTACAAGAGTTTAAAAACTGTCAAAATAAAATTTGGTGAAACAAAGTTAGAAGATTTGTGTCAAGATATAATAGAAAATAAATTATGTAAATTGTTAGTTTTGAAATTACCTTATAATTATGATATTGAAGAATTTAAAAAATTTCCAATAAAAACTTATGATTTACGTAAAATACTAATATTAATGATAAAAATTAATTAAATATATATTGTATGGAATATATATTTGATGAAATAATACCAACATATTGGAAACAAGGTTATTTTTCGTTTGGTACACAAAAAAGAATAGCAACAGTGACTGATGTTAAATTTATATCTGATAATAAATTGATAGTAGCTCATCGTGCAGCAGCTAAATTATACTTGGTACAGATAAATAATAATACATATGAAATAATAGATAGTATCGTATTACAAATAAATAATAGTTATTTTCATCCAGATTCAATTACTATTCAAAATAATCGAATATATATGACCGCATACACAAATTTATCATGTATTGTTGACATAATAGATAATAAATTAAATATTGTAAAAATAATAAAAATTCATGAATATGTCAATTATCATGGATGTTTTGTTACGAATAATTTAATTTATTTTGGTGGTGTAAAAGATAAAGATAATAATACACCATTAACAATATATAATTATGATACAAATCAATCAGTAAACATTAAATTAAATTACGATAGAAGAATAAAAACAATTAATATAATAAATAATAATATATTATTATGTTTAGATGGTAAAAATTCAGATATAACTCTATTTGATTCATGGATTATGTATTTTAAATTACAAAATAATAAATTGTTGTTACTTGATTCAATACATATAAAAAATTCTCAAATAGATGGATCAGTAATATATAATAATCATTTTTTTGCTGTATTACATAGTGAAATTTATAAATGTGGATATATATATATTGGATCAATAAATGATACAAATATAACATTTATAAAAAAAGTACAATGTAATGATTTTCCTCATGGTATAGATATTTATAATAATAAATTAGCATATACATCATATACGAATAGTTCAGTAATGGTACATTCGTTAGATGAATTTATAAAAATTGATTAATTATTTATTTATATTATATAGATTAAATGTAAATAAAATGAGTAAAACAAGATATCAACGTAAATCATTAACAGATGCTCAAAGAAGAAAAATAGCAGGAATATATAAATATAAATGTCATAATATACCAAATAGATCTTATAATTTATTAAATGGAAATAATGATTATAATATAATAATTAGAAAATTTATACCATTTGAAGATTATAAATGTCCATTATATATTACTGATGATGGATCTTTTACATATGATAATAATTATGAAATAGATCATGCATATGATTTACAATTTGGCGGAGAAGATGATATATCAAATTTATATCCTTTATGTAAAAAATGTCATCGTCAAAAAACAAATAATGCTATGAATCTTCGTAGTAATATAAGAAATGCAGATTTATTATATAATTTATTTCAAGAATTAAATCAAAGCATGCATGATAAAGAAATATTAATAAAAGAAAAAAAAGTATTGTTGAAACAAAAAATAAAAAATAAAGAAGCATATGAAGAAGAATTAAATAATATAACACATAGATTAATTGATGTTGAAAAAGAACGTGATGAAATTAACAAAAAAATGGATACTATGTATAATATTAATAATGTGTATTATATAACAGATAAAGATATTCAAGATGATATTGAAAGTTGTTTTATTTTTAATGATTAAAAATTGAGTAATTATAAAGTTAAAACTATATAATTAATCAAACATATCAAATGTCAAACATTACTATATTAGATCAACCATTTGAAGGTGAATTACAAACACCGTTTGCATTTAAACTTGACGACTTTCAAAAACATTCTTACAAACTAATCAATGATGATACAACTAAAAATATATTATGTTGTGCACATACAGGTTCAGGTAAATCAATGTTAATAGAGTTTTGTATTTTACGAGCAAAAAAAATAAATAAAAAGATTTTCTATTGCAGTCCTATTAAAACGCTATCGAACCAAAAATTTTATGAATTTACACAAAAATATCCAGATATTTCAATTGGATTAATTACTGGAGATCACAAATGTAACCCAGATGCAGATTGTCTTATCATGACAACAGAAATCCTATGTAATTTATTAATATACAAAACATTAAAATACGATGATTTTGAAATCAATAACTTGGATTTTAATGACTTCTTTGCAGTAGTTTTTGATGAAGTTCATTACATCAATGACGTTGAAAGAGGTGGTGTATGGGAAAAGTGTATAATGAATATGCCAAAACACATTAATCAAGTAATGTTATCGGCAACAATTGATAAACCAGAAAATTTTATTAACTGGGTTTACTCATGTAATAATAATCCAAGTTATTTATTAACGAATGAAAAACGAGTAGTACCACTGCATTTTAATTATTCATATTGGGTAAATAATAGTAAATTAAGTAAAGAATTAGAAAAATATGCTAGTAAAATAAATACATTTACAGAATTTACATCTACTTCTACCAAAGTAAAAGAAATAGATAGAATGCATTGTCTAACAATGGATAGTTTAAATAAATATTTTGTAGATGTAAAAGTAAATTTTACATTTATTATTAATGAAATATGTAAACAATTGCAAGTAAAGCATATGACACCAGCAATATTTTTTATATTTTCAAAACGAAAATGTATGGAAATTGCAAAAAGTATATCAACAAATTTTAATGATTACAATGAAGGAGTAGAAGTTGGTAGATTATTTGATTATTATTTATCAAAATTAGAACAAAAAGAAGCGTATAAAAATTCACAACAATATAATGTTATTCGAGATTTAGCTATTAAAGGTATTAGTGTACATCATGCAGGATTAATACCAGTGTTTAAAGAGATCATTGAAATGTTATTTTCAAAAAATTTAATTAAAGTGTTATTTGCAACAGAGACATTTGCAGTTGGATTAAATATGCCAACAAAAACAGTTATTTTTACAGATATATATAAATTTGATAATAAAGGGAAACGAAGATTGCATACACATGAATTTATTCAAATGAGTGGTAGAGCAGGTCGTAGAGGTATTGATACAACAGGATATGTAATTGTAGTACCACAATTATTTTCAGAAATAACACCTGCACCGGAATTAAATAAATTAATTTTTGGTGGATCACAAAAAATTAGTTCAAAATTTAATATTGATCATGATTATGTATTAGAATTAATTGAAAACAATCAATTAGATAATATAGAAGATAATATTCGTAAAAGTTTGTTAAGTACAGAAATTCAAAATGAAATTACAAATATAGAACAAGAAATAGTAAAATTAACAGAAAAAGTAAATAATTTTAAGTTTGATAATTTAGAATTATTTCAAGAATATGATACATTAAATAATCAATTAAATGGTATAATTAAACCATCAAATAATATTATGAGAAAA